CTATGGCAAACGAAATAAAAATTAAGTCTAACGGACTTAGAAACGAACTGAAAGAGATACGCAAGAGTATCGACAATCTAACTAACGCTATTATTATGGCACAAACACACACACACTATGAAAAGAATAACACTAACTGCCGTGAGCATCTTTGCGATGGCAACAACTGTACTTGCAAATGAGAAAGTACATACCGATAAAGAAAAGAAAGAGACTACTTGTGCTAAGGAATGCTATAAAAGTATTCGGAGTCTTTGGAGGTCTGGAACTATTACGCTAGAAGAAGCTCAAAGGCTTTGGCTAGAGCATAAGAAGAAATGAGTGAAAGAAAGAAATTCAAAGATACAAACGTTGGTAAATTCTTGCTTAAGAAGATTCCATCCGTTGTTGGTTCTCTTGCTAACGATACTCCCATTGGGAATGTGGTTAGGACTCTTATTAGTGGCTCTGAGATGTCCGATGCTGATAAAGAAATTGCTCTCAAAGAACTAGAGAAAGAGATTCACGAATTTGATGGCATAACCAGAAGATGGGTTGCTGATTCTAGAAGTGATAGTTGGTTATCTAAAAATGTGAGACCACTAACTTTAATAGTATTAACAGGGGCATTTATCATAGGATGGTATATGCAGATAAATGAGTTATCAATAGTTAAGGAACTTTTACAAATAGTATTTTTTGGATATTTCGGATCAAGAGGAGCAGAAAAAATCTTTGGAGACAAGATGCATAAGTAATTATGCTAGAGATTTCTACAAACAAATAGAACAAAAGAGAAATAAGGTGTTGCAGAATAAAACTAAATAGTTATCTTTGTGTAACATTTTTAGCAAATCCTTTGTTTCATAATTGTTTTCCTGAAGTGGGGTTAGATTAAATTCTAGCCCTTTTTTCATATATGCTATTGTCATATGGAATATAATTTATATATTCGCTGTATGAATATTTATGAAAAACTGGTGACTATTCAGGGGAGACTGAAAGCACCAAAGAATCAAAGGAACAATTTCGGTAAGTATAACTACCGTAGTTGTGAAGACATTTTAGAGGCTGTTAAGCCACTATTAGTCGAAAAGAAACTAACATTAACTATTAGTGATGAGGTGGTTTCTACAGGGGTTTTAACTTATGTTAATGCTACTGCATCTATTAGTGATGGCAAAGAAACTGTTTCTGTATCTGCTCAGGCAGGTATTGATCCTAATCGTAAAGGGATGGATATCGCACAATCTTTTGGAAGCAGTTCATCTTATGCCAGGAAGTATGCATTAAATGGATTATTCTTAATTGATGACACAAAAGATGCTGATGCAACCAATACTCACGGAAAATCAGCACAGACAAAAACAGCAGTTCCTAAGACGGTAACTAATGCTTTACCATCCCTGCAAAAGGGAACGGAAGCCTTTGATAAGGTCAAGAAGGCGTTAGCACAAGGATTTAGTATGAACGAGGTAAGGACTCGATATACAGTTAGTGCAGACGTAGAAAAACTTTTATTAACTTAATTTTTATTTATTATGAGCGATCAAAAACCTCGCAACTTTGTAGGAAATGGTACACAAACCCATCCTAAATTGATTAACATCTCGTTGAAGAAAAGTCAACTCGACCCACACTTTTACGAGTACAACGGTGAACAATATGTTCGTCTAACCGTAGGAGAGCTACGAGAAAAGAATGAGTGGGGAAAGACCCATTCTGTTTGGATTAATGATTACCAAGCTAACAATAAACAATCAGAAGGAGCTAAATCATCCCCTGTAAGTGCAGGAGATGGTCTTCCTTTCTAGTTTAACCTAGCAGATAGGGGTAAGTATACCTTGCCCCTTAAACTGCTCTTAAAACGCTTTAAAATGGCTAAAACAAAATTCGTTAAGATGAAATCCAATTTTACAGATGTAAACCTAGATGTTAGAGAATCTCTAGTTTTATCGTACCTAGCATCACTTACAAAGAAAGATTATGTATTTGTATCTAACAGCCATCTGTCTGATACATTGAATATAAATGATAGAACGTTGTATAGGGTTCTGAATAAACTAGAACATAAGAACCTGATAAAGAGGGTTACAAAGTCAACAGGAAGGTACGGAAAAGATCGAAAGATTTACGTCAATCCAACTGTCAAAACGGCATATCATAATAAATAGATATATATATAATACTAAATATATAAAATAATATATAATATATAATATATATATGCAAACATTTATAAACTTAGGAATTGAGCTAAAAGGAAATAGAAACCAACAAAAGGTTAAGTGCCCTAATTGCATTAAATTGGGAAAGGAAAACTATAGGGACACTTGCTTATCTGTAAATTTATCAGAGGGTATCTATAACTGCCACAAATGTGGATGGCAGGGAAAAGTAAAAAAGGAAAACAGTATTATGGAAACAAAGGTGTATAAGAAACCAGAGAAGAAAAATATGAAACCTTTAACAAAGGGATGCAAAGATTTTTTATTAAGTCGTGGCATAACTGAGGAGGTGATTAAGAAGAACAAAATTGTATCAACTAGCGACAATCGTAATGTGCTATTGCCTTATCTTAAGGATGGTAAAATAGTCAATTACAAAACTAGAGGCATTGATGGTAAATTCTTTACACAGTCTAGGGATGCCGAGCCAATAATCTATAACTATGATCGGTGTAATGGTAGTGAAACTATCGTTATCTGTGAAGGTGAAATGGATTCTTTGTCTTGGGAGGTAGCAGGTATTGAATTCCATACTTCTGTAAATATGGGTGCACCAAATAGCAACGATAAGAACATTGATAAGAAATTAGAATGTATTAGTAATTGTTATGAGGTGTTTGAGTCTGCTAAACAAATATACATTGCTACAGATGAGGACGAGAATGGAAGAAACCTACAAAAAGAATTAGTTAGAAGGTTTGGAGCTGAAAAATGCTTATTAGTCGATTTAAAGCCATTTAAGGATGCTAATGAGGTTTTGCTTAATGAAGGTGCAGAAAGTCTCCAGAAACGTCTTAAAACAGCCTCTACGCCTAAACTAGAGGGTATATTTAATTTAGATGACGTAAGCGCATCGATGTTAGATGGATTTCATAATGGTCAAGAAAGAGGTAGCACAACGCATATAGATTCAGTAGATAAGGCTTGGACTTGGAGGAATGGTGAGGTTAATATATGGACTGGATACCAGAATGAAGGTAAATCGTTATTCTTGAACCAATTAGCAGCACTTAAGGCACATTTTGATGGTTGGAAGTTTGCTGTATTTAGTCCTGAGAATATGCCAATCAATGATTTTTTTAATGATATTATTGAGATGTATATTGGTCGCTCTGCTGATCCTTACTACAAATCACATCAAATGTCTTTATCTGAATATAAGGATGCTATGGAGTTCGTTAAGAAACATTTCTTTATAATATATCCTAAGAAGGATTTTCAGTTAAATACCATATTTGAAAGGGCTAAGTTCTTAGTTAAGACTAAAGGTATTCGTAGCTTAATCATAGACCCATACAATACTATTCAGCATAGAATGAGAAGTGGAGAAAGAGAGGATTTGTATATATCTAGGTTTATGTCTGAACTTAAGAGGTTTGCCTTAGACCAGAACATTTCTGTTCATTTAGTGGCACACCAGGTTACGCCTATGAAGGACAATGAAGGTCGATATATGAAGCCTGATGTCAATCGTATAAAGGGCGGAGGTACATTTGCCGACAAGGCTGATAATGTGATGTTTGTGTGGAGACCAGACAGGGCTTTGGATTATTCATCAAATTTAGTTACCTTTGGTTCTCAGAAGATTAAGAAACAGAAATTAGTAGGAATGCCACAAGAACTAAACGATATAAATTTTAGCATAAAAGAACAACGCTATTATTTTAATGGCAAGACACCGTTCACAAAAGTAGATGAGCAACGCACAGGTACAAAAAGTAACATTACCGATCTCGACTCTATTTGGTAGTAAGAAGGTTAAGAGGTACTATTTCAATTTAAATCAGTATCGTAATTGGCATTATCAGGTATCGAATAAGTTGAAAATACTGTTTAAAGAGCAAGTCAGGGGAAACCTTGACTTTTCTTTTTTAGGTCAAATAGAGATAACCTATGACTATTATGCACCAGATAGAAGGGTTAGAGACCTTATGAATGTTATAGCTGTAGTAGATAAGTTTTTTCAGGATGCCTTAGTTGAAAACGGATGCATTGCTACAGACGATACAAAGACGGTAATAAAGATTATTTCTAACTACAAGGGTACTGATAAAGAGAATCCTAGAATAGAAGCAACGATAAAAAATATATAATATGTATGTACAGTTTTTCCCTATTTATGGATTAGCATTCGGTGTTAATTATTGGGATACGGATATGAAGCCAGAAGAAGAGGCTCATCCAGATGATTTATCTAAAGAATTTATGATTCAGATATTCTTTGGCATTTTTGGTTTATCTATTCATTGGTGGTGAGAATAATTGATTTATTAGCGGAGAAAGATGCTGATTGGATCAATATGGCTAAGTCATTTGGTGTATCTGATGAAGATGCTAGGGAATTGGTACAAGAGATGTATTTACGTCTCCATAGGTATGTAGATGAGCCTGAGAAGATTATGTATAATGAAACCGAAGTTAATACATTCTATGTGTATGTAACTCTTAGAAATATATATTTAACAGGGTTAAAGAAAATACCTCTGTATGGATATTTAGATGATAACGTGCTTAAGGCATATGAAGAATTGAATATAGAGAAAGAGGTTGCATTCGATAAGATATTATCTAGGATAAGAAGCGAAGTGGATGAATGGTATTGGTACGATAAAAAACTATGGCAGATACATTTTGATAAACAGAAAAGTATGAGGTCAATATCTAATGAAACAACAATAAGTTTAAGCAGTATATTCAATACGCTTAAAAGATGTAAAAACACAATAAGAGATATGTTTAACGAAGACGTAGAAGATTATAAAAATGGAGACTATGACAGAATTTAAGGGCGATAAACGCACCAAAGAGTATAAAGCCTGGAAGGCTAAGTACGAGAATCAATCTAACGGTCTGGGAGACCAGATAGAGAAAATTACTGAGGCTACAGGAATTAAAAGGGCTGTAAAGTTCTTAGCAGGTGAAGACTGCGGATGTGATCGTAGGAAGGAGATTCTAAATAGAATGTTCCCATCTCAGAAACCTAACTGCTTAACAGAGGATGAATTTAACTACCTGTCTGATTGGTTTAGTAGAAGTAGAAATACAGTTACTGCTACACAGCAAGTTGAATTAGTTACTATATATAACAGGGTGTTTAATGATAACGCTGAAGGTACTAGCTGTGGTAGTTGTTTTGTAAACAATGTACTAAGGAAGCTAGAGAAGGTGTATTATAAGTATAGATGAGAAATTGGAAAGAAGAGGACTTATTTAACTACCTAAAGGATAATCACTATCCTGACCTGGTTAAATCCACAAACCCCCTCAGTAGGTGGGATTGCTACTCAGCTATATCTAACCACAGGATAGAGCTCAAGTGTAGAACATCCCATTATCCAGACTTAATGATTGAATACAAAAAATACAGAGCTATGCTTGACCATTGCAAAGGAACGTTTGAGATTCCTATGTATATAAATTCTACACCAGAAGGAGTATATAGGTTTAATCTAAAAACGTTTAGACCTAGATGGCAGGTTAAGAGTTTGAGAAAGACTACACATTTCTCCGAAAACTATAAGATAAGTAAGAAGGTTGGATTCCTTAAAATAATAAAAGCAGATAAATTATGAGTGATTCAGTAACTAAATATTTTGAGAATGCTACATCGACTATACCAATTCAAACAGATGGCATAGTAGATGACGTTCTATATAAATACAAGGGAAGAAGTTCAGTAGGTATAGAAAAGTATGGAACTACCCTTGAGAACTCAAAAGAAGATAAGATAGCATTCATCAATCACCTACAGGAAGAATTAATGGATGCAACGCTATATTGCGAGAAACTATTAAAACTATTGAAAGATGCCAATTAAAATGCAACCAAAGAAGTACGAAGAAAAGAAAGACTTCAACGCTAGATGTATGAACAACGCTAAGATGATTAGTGAATTTAAAGACAGAGATCAGCGGTTTGCTGTATGTCAAGGAATATGGAAAGATAATTTTAATCCTAAGAAATAATTTGTCAGTTCCAGATTTTTTCCTAGATTTGTATCAAAGGAAAACATTATGAAATATTTAAAGACATTTTTAAAGTTGCCCAAACTTGCTACAGCACTACTGTTATTGTTTATATTTTACATAATAGAAACAGTATTAATGATTCTGTATGTAGCTATAGAACATCCACTATCTTTCTTGTTGAATAATGTGGAGAAGATTATTAAATACATAGTTAAAGCGATTTAAAATGGGAATGACAAAACAATTATTTGAGGAGCTACAATTTGAAGACCTTCTAGGTGAAGAGATGAGAGCTTACCATCATTGGATGGAACAGGAACAGTATAGCAGATATCCTGTAAGAAGGGATGCTGATGAATTTTACGATTACGATTAATATGATATTTACTTTAGACGGAAAGGCTTGGCGAGAAGAGGAAATCCTTAAGGAGATGGAGAATGATGACTTCTACTTTGGCTATATGGGTCAGAATAGTTTGTCTTCCTCTGCAATAAAGACTTTAGCTAAGAAACCTCTAAAGTATTTAGATTCATTGGGAGGTGAGAGCGTAAGCAAACCTGCCTTTGATTTCGGATCATTATTTCATTGGTACGTTTTAGAGCCAGAGGTTTACGCTAAACAGAAATTCATAGATGTACCAAAGCGAGTAGGAAAGGTTTGGAAGGAAGCATTGGAGGAGCACGGTAGGGTGTTCCTTCAATCTGATAAAGAGAAGGTAGAAGATGTAGCTGAGTCCTTCCTTTCCTGTTCTCGCATACAACACATACTAGAGAAATCTAGACCAGAAGTTCCTGCTGTAGGTTATATAGATGACATACCGTTTAGGGCTAAGGCTGATATACTAGGCGATGGATACATAGCAGATTTAAAGACCTGCCAGAATTTAAGATGGTTTAAGAGTGATGCCAGGAAGTTTGGTTATTCAGCTCAGGTTTACATATACTGTAAGTTATTCGGCATAACCTTTGAGAATTTTGTGTTTGTCGCTGTAGACAAATCTACAGGTGAATTTGGATTCTTTAGTGTATCTGAAGAATTTTACCTACAGGGTAAACAAATTGTAGAGGAGGGCATCGAAAACTTTAAACGAATACAAAGTGGGGACTTGGAATTTGAGCCTCACTATATAGAAGATATATTATGATATACACCTCCAAAGATGAATGCTATAAAGATATCTTAATATCCCTGACACAAGGCATATTAGAGGTAGAGGATTTAAATGATCTTAGGAGGTTTTACGAAGAAATAGAACATTATGAATGTTGCCAGGGAATAGCAGAAGCATTCATAGATTATGAAAAAATAAAACAATCAATATATGATTACAACGGAGATAAGGAACAGAGTTGAAGAATATTTAAACGTAGATTTAAATAAGAGAGGTGTTAATGGAAAACACAGTAGATACAGGGGAGATGTTATTGCTAGGTCTATATATTATGGATTATGCAGAGAGCTTACCCCATACTCATTAGAACAGATAGGTAGAACTTTAGAACAGCATCACGCAACAGTACTACACACAATAAATAATAATTTCAACAACCTAGAGATATGGAAAGAGAATAATTACATAAAGGTTTGTGAAGAAATAAGGGAAGAGATTCTGCCTATAAAAAAGAAACTTAAGGAAGAGGCAAGAGAGGCTAGAGACTATATAGCTTTGTTAGAAGAGAATATAGATTTAAAGACTCAATTAGATTTAGCCTTAAGGGAGCTCAATAATGAAGAAAGCTATATACAAAAATATATAATGGCTAAGACTCAGCTTAACTACATCAAAGGTGCGGTGAAGAGAAGAGGCAGCTTAAAGACTGTTGAGACCTTTATAGATGAACTTGAACGAATAGGGCAATAGTATGTTTTATTTAATAGGAGGGATGCTGATAGTTATGATGTTAATCTTTGAACAATAATGGCAGAGAAAAAGAAAGACGGCAGAAGAAACAACGGAGCTATAAAAGGTATATCTAGGGGTGCAGGAAGACCTCGTAAGATTGCCGACAAAGATATTACTAGGCTAACTCTATCTGCATTAAAGAAAGTGTTTGGAAGTGAGGAGAAGATGTGGATAGAGGTGGCTAAGATGGCTAAGGATGGATCGGCAAAGCATTGGGATTATCTTATGAATTATAGATACGGTAAACCGAAAGAGATGCAACAGATAGATATAAATACGAAAGTCAACATACCTGTGATTGACTTTGCTCAACCTAAAACAATAGATATAACACCACAGAATGAAAGAATCGAAGCTAATAGAAATGAAGAACAAAATAGAACGACTGGAGATGATAGTAGTTCTATGCCTAGAAAAGATTGAGATAATCGAAAAGGTACTTAAAGATTTAAAACCAGAAGATGGAGAAGATAAACCTTCATCCTAAATATCAATCCCTCTTCAATAGCGACAGTAGGTACTTTGTAATTACTGGTGGTCGAGGTTCTGGTAAATCATTTGCTGTAACAGTATTCCTAAATCTGCTAACATACGAGCAGAACAATGGGGTACTGTTTACTCGTTATACAATGTCTTCAGCATCTATGTCTATTATCCCAGAATTTCTAGAGAAGATAGAACTAATGGGTGCGCAGGATATGTTTGAGGTTACTAAGTATGATATAAAGAATAAGCATACTGGTAGCTTTATATTCTTCTCTGGTATTAAGACTGCCTCTGGAGATCAGACAGCGAAACTTAAATCTATTAGTGGTATCAATA